CATGCTGACCGGGAACTCCCCGTAGGTTCGCCCCTTGTATGTCGCCCCCAGTGTTCCGATGTACACGCCGGTCGGCGTATCGCCATACTGCTTCAAAGGATCCCGCTGCGGGTTGCCCTGTCGCTTTGCGGCCGCGTTGTCCGCTTTGCCAAGACAGCGGAACGTGGCAACTGCGGAAACCGTGAGGCCTCCGTACTTGGCACGATCCTTTGGCAGGACGATCTTGATCGTCAAACCTTTCTCCATGCGATCGCGAATGGGCCATTTGGCCGCACCGCAATGTACCGTCCTTCATTCGGGATTTCCAGAATGGTTCCCTCCTGGAAGTTCCCGTGCATCTGGTACAGGTTCTGGCCGAACGACAACCGGTCGCCGGGGTCCTTGCCTGTGATGGCCGTGGATGCAGGCTTGACGCCGATCGTCGGCTCAGGCGGGCGCTCGCGGGAGTTCCAGACGACCCTCAGAGTTTCGTCCAGCCCGTAGAACCGCCGCAGTTCCATCATGTCGGCGTCTTCGTTGTTGGATTCCATCTGCAGCGTGAGGTTGATCCCGAGCACTTCGCCCTGATTCACGTACCGCATGTGAACATGCGGCGTGTATCCCTCCGGCCGGTAGTCGTTGTACCCAACTTCCGGAATCGCATCGACGCCGTTCATCCGGCCGAATGAGAGCCATTGTGCGAATTGCTCCTTCTGCGCCGGCGTCAGGGTAGCGATGTCCACTGCGGTGAACTTCGTTGTCGAACTGATCGTGCCTGCCATTTACTTCCCCTCCACGATGCTGACCACAGCCTTCCCGAAAGCCATGGCGTCAGAGATCACGTTTGCCGCCGACCGCACTCGCATGGAGATCTGCGGGTAGTTGTACGTCTTGCTTCCCCCGCCGCCGCTCGGTGCCAGTTTCGACAGCACCTCGCGAGCGTACTCCTGATAGTCGGACGCGACGACATTCGGCCCCTGGAAGCGCAGCATCAGGTTGCTCGGCCACGTCGGCGTGCCATCATCCAGCAGGAAGCCGAGTGGGATCGAAACGGCTGGCGCAGAGTCGTCAAACGAAGCCGCCGCGCACTCGTAGTCGTCCATCTCGATGATCTTCAGCCGCGGGATGCTGCCGTAGTGCTTCTCGTAGCCGCGGTAGACGCTGATCACGCGCCCGAGAACAGCCCAGGTGTCGTTGTGGCTGTAGGCGTTGGGGTCGTTCACAAGGTCGAGTGCCCCGTCGAGCACAATCAACTTGTTGACACGCGGATCATTGCGGCCCACTCGCTGCACAGAACTGCGGTAGCGCCAATACTGCCGGCGGCCTGGAATGACGGGTGCTCCGGTGCCCGTCTGGTGAATCCAACTGCCTTCGCCGGATGCGCCGGTGAACAAATCGAGGTCGCCGAAGATGCCGAGGGCACGGCCTTCCTGGATCATCTGCGGGTTGAGGAACTGGTAGCCTGCTCCTGGAACAATCACGCTGTTCATTGTTTTTCCTCCTTGATGGCTGGTTTTGGTTGTGCGTCAGGGCAGGGTCGTGTGATTTCCTTGCCGTTGTCGCTGACGACTTCGATGAACGATCGCCCGTCGTTGCCAATACGGCAAGACTGCCCGATGCCGTATTTGCTCTTGAGCGCCATTTCCTGCGCCACGATCTGGGATTCCATACGGGCCAGATCCAGAAGCGCAGAGGTGTACTGGTTGCGCATCTGGAGGAGGATGTTCCCCTCTTCCAGACTGAGTTGTTTCGGTTTTGGTTGATCGGCTGCGTAGGCCGAGACCGCGATCAGCAATGCTGCGAGTATCTTCATGCTTCTCCATTTAGCTGCGATTCCCGAAAAATGGGCAGGCGCATGTCCCGCAGCTTCGGATTTCGCCTGCCCTGCCGCCGGAGGAAGTTGCGGCAAAGCGTTTAGTAGAGCGTCCGCCAGGCGTAATTGTCGGCAGCGTCTTTCCCACACACTTCGAATGTGTCCTTGACTCCGCCCCCGCCCGCGACGTAATAGATCGTTCCGCGAACGCCGGATGCGCACGTAGGCTTTGAGCCTGTCAGTATCCGAATGCCGCCCGTGCCTTCCATGTACACCGTATCGGTAGCTGCTGTTGAGGCATTGGCGACCGCAAATCGCAACGACGACGTAACGTTCGGCGCGCTATAGGCGTCAGCGTAGGAATCAATACGGGAAACCGCGGCCCATCCGCTCGACGTGTATGCCCAGTACGCATGCACTCCCAAGCGATCGCCGGCTGAAATCTGCGACGGTGAGGATGCGGTGCCGCGAGCACGCCGAAGATTGAGCCCCCACCGATCCGAAGTTCCCGAGGAATACTGCTCCAGGTACAGGTTCCCGCTTGCCGTGTCTGTCTGCCATGTGTGCGACGGGGCGCTGGAACTGTACGAATCATACCGGGTGGCTCCGGTGATTGCTCCCGTCATGGTGCCGCCCGCCAGAGGCAGGTAGTTGCTGACGGTGATCGAGTCGGGGATATCGTTGTCGACGACCGAGCGGCAGGTCGGAGTCGCCGCGCCGCCAGAGGTCGGGCCTGCAAACACGCAGTTGGCGCTCTGCGTGACAAGGGTGACGGCCAGCGTTCCAGATGTGGTGATCGGCGAACCCGACACCGAAAGAAGCGCCCCGGGAACCGACATCGCCACGCTCGTTACCGTTCCGGTTCCGCCGCTCGCATCAGCACACGACCAAGCACCATTCAGCCGTTTCGCAAATGCGCCGGTGCCGGATCCGGCGCAGGTCGTAGCGCGGGTGCAGTCCGAGCAGTAGATGACGGTTCCATTGTTCGATGACGGCAGACTGGAAAACGTCGTTGACTGAATCTCGATGCCGCCCGTTCCTCGGATGATCAAATGGTCGGTCAACGAGCCGCCTGCGTTCTTCGTCGCAAACCGCAGGGACGACGTGATATTGTCGCCGCTCACCGTGTCCGCGTACGAGTCGATGCGGGTGATGGCGTCGAAACCGCTGGTGACCTTTCCCCACCCTGCGATAGTCATCACGCGATCGGAGGATGTCACGTTAGACGGCGAGGCCAACGTGCCGCGAGCCCGCCGCGAGTGAAACCCGCAGCGATCGCCTGCCGCCGATGCGCTGTACACATCGCAATAGAAGTTGATCTGGTTGTCGGCCTGCAAATTGTGGTCCTGCGTACCAAACGCACTGTTGGTGTACGAAAAGTACTCGCGCGACCAGGTTTCCGCAGGCTTAACCGTGCTGCTGCCGATGTTCGCGAGCCCGTCACTCGCCGGGGTCCACACGCCCGCGGTGGTCATGTTCCACCACTCCTTCGGCGCGACCTCGATCGTCAGCCCATCGTTGTTGTAGGTGCCGTTGCTGGCCGCGGTCGCCCACGAGATCGTCGTCCCGGTAACCGCCGTCACGTTGTACTCACCATTCAGCGCTGACGTTGTGCTTTCCGAAACCCGGATACGGTTGGCTGTGGTGCAGTTGTGCGTGAACGTGACGGTTGCCGTTGCGGTACCACCCGAAACCACGATGCTCGTCAACGTATCGTGATCGCTGGTGATCGGGTGCCGGGCGCCTCGCGATGCCCACAGGTCGCATGCCGCCGAAGTCCCAAACTTGAGTGTGGTATTGTCATGCCACATTGCCGCCCGCACACGGTCGCCGCGCGCAAAGTTGATCCGCCCTGCGGACGATACCGAAGTGCTTGAGTTATTCAGCGTCCACGAGGGATAGGCTTCGTCGGGATGCGGGAAGTAGACCGCATTGCGCCCGTTGAATGTGCCACTTGGCGTACGGCCTGAGAGGTTGCGAATCGCGATAGGGAAGCATCCTGCGGTGCTGACGCCGGGGCTCGCGCAGTCATCCACGGTCAAATCAAGGACGTTTCCCGTGGTGCCGGAAACTCCAGTGACGGTGTAGCCCGGTTGCGCGGTTGCCGTCCCCTGGAAGTAGTTCTCCTTTGGGAACGTCTTCTCTGTCGAGTACTGCTCAAAGGTCAGCGCGGGCCGGGTGCCGTTGTGCCGTCCAGACCCGAAGTTTGACTCACACGGGAAGTTCGTGCAGTCCGACGCCCATACGTTGGTGCGATACACGGAGTTATTGTCCGCATACCGGAACTTCATCCCGTAGGAAGTACTGCCCGACTTTGAATAGATGATCGTTGCGCCACTGATGATGTTGGAGCAGGCGCTGTAATTGTGGGCCTGCCCGTCGAACAGCACGCCGCTCGCGTCATCTCCGTCCTTCACGTCCCCGAGCTTGAGAGCGGTGATTGTCCAGTGGCAGGACCCGGAGGTCGCCCCGGACTCGGATGCAAATTCCAGTCCAGGGCCCGATGTCCAGCGCCGCCCCTGCACGTTGTCAATGCGCCCGAATCGCGACTCCCGGATCTTGATGATGCGAGTCTTTGCCACCCCGTTCGCATTGAACTGAATATTACGGATGCCGCCGCCGAGCGCGTTGCGGAACTCCACGATCGCAGTGTCGGTCGCCGGGGCGCTGCTGGTCACCTTGATCTCTGTGCCTGCGCCGACCACCGCGAACTCGTTGCCCGCGCCCGCACCAGACAGCATCACATCGCCGTATCCGGCGGCCCTGCTGATCAGCAGCGGTGCCGTGCCGCTCGACACGTCTACAGCGAAACATCCTGCCGGGAAGCTGATGATGCCCGACTTCTCGCCGCCCTGATCGGTCGGCAGCGCAGCGAGCGCGTTGGCGAATGCGGTGTTGATCGACGCGGAGCAGTCCGACGCGGCACCGTAGTCGGTGATCTTCACCTCGTCGTGCGGATACGAACTGGTGTTGGTCGTGATGCAGTCCGTGGTCGCGCCGTTCTGCCGGCACTTGAACTTGTTCGCGCCGGTGTCGTACCAGACATCGCCATTCTGCGGTGTTCCTGGGGCGGCCTGTGGCACACCAAAGATGCCGCTGAACCGCCACGTTGCAGCGAGATTCGTTTGGATCTGCCAGCCCGCCGTGGTCGAGGTGATAGCCAGTCGACTGTCTCCACCCGTTCCGATCGACCCCGATTGCGCCGCGATCAGACGACGGCTTGTCCCGGTCGCAGCCCAGTTTCCAGATGTGGCTGTCCATGCGTACAGCGGCACGTGCAGGTTGACCGAAGGGTCGCTCAGGTTGACATCTACCCCGGAAGATCCCGTCAACGTGAGTGCGGCCGCCGTGCTCCCGGCGTGAATCGGCTTCGACGGATTGTACGTCAGCACGATTTCAATCGTCGCGGATCCACCCGACACGTCCAGGGTTTCCGGTCCGGTCAATTCAATCGTGTCGAACCCGTGCCGCCACCTGCACGGAGAGGCTACCGAACAATTCGAGCCGATCGTCAGCCGCGTCGCGGAAGTACGCACCACTGTCGGAACCGGGAATGCTTCCGCGAAGTCAGCCCATCCGAGTTGTCCGCTGGAGGCAAGGTACAACGCCTGCCCGACTGTTCCGGTGGCTGCTGGAAGCTTCAGCGTGTAGTTCGAACCGACAGAATCCGGCACCGAGAGGCAGATCGTGTTTGTGCCGTTTGCCCGCGCCTCGCGCCAGCACAGCGATCCAGGCGTTCCACTCGCTCCGGGCGACGGGTACACGGTCGGCTGGTAGCCGATAGACTGGCCGCGTGCTTGGGCAATCAGCCAAACCCAAGCAGCAGCGATGATGAGACGGTGAAGCATTACGATAATCCGGTGCGCCATCCGGTACAGACCCACTTCGTCCCATTGCCCGTAAATGTCAGTACGCTGTACGTGGTCTGATCGGTGTTCAGGTTATCCGGCCAGTACAGAAAGTCCGCTGAAGGGGTGATCGTGATCGTGGAGGAAGAAGAATTCATGTAGATGATGACGGTGAGTTGGTCACCCGATGTCGCTACGTTCGCCGTCGTGACGGAGTACGAAGAGCCCGTGACGGTGTGCGTGTCCACGTAACTTGCCGCCCCGCTGCCCCCGCCGAAGACGGCAGTCTCGGCGTTGTACTCCAGTCGCACTCGGTAACTCTCGAGTCCGTTCGACTCGTTGAAGGTGCTCAGGTAGAACGAGGTGCCCTTAAACAGTTGCAGGCATGTCTGCTGTGCCGGCAGCGCGAACTTGTAGGCGTTGTCCGCATCGCTGTTGATGCGCAGCAAGTAATGCGTGAAGTTGATGCGCTGCGGCGGATCCCACGTGAACAGGTTGCGGTTGTCAACCGTGAACGACCGCGGCGGGTCCGGCGCGTTTTGCGTGAGTTGCGCAAGCCGGGAGATGAGACGGCTCTCTGCTTGGCGCGTTGCGAGCCGCGGCGATGAGAACGTGCTGCTCATGCGATAATCGACACGAAGGAGTGCCGGAATTGGCAAACGGGGGGACCCTCCACTATAGAGTCCCTGTCAAGGAATCGACCTTGGCCGCCTGCGTGAAGGTGCGGACACCTGTCGGCGAGTGGAACACCGACGGTCCACCGTGTTGGTTCAAGTCCAACCTCGGAGAGTTCACGCCAGCTCATCTGTAGTTCAGCGGCTTCCCGAGCGTGGATAGCCACGTCATGATCGACCCGTAGAAGTTCGAGGTGTAGTCGCCCTGGAACGCCGGATCAGCGAAGTAGTTGCTGCCCGCTTCCGTGGAGTGCGACTTCATGCGCAACATGAACTTGAACCAGCGCTTGTGCGCGTTGGCTGACGTCCGGTAGACGTACAGTTGATCGGTAGAGCTTTGCTTTTCCTTCCCGCGGGACGACAGCATCGTCCCGGAATTCGCGGACACGAGTTGGAAGTCGGTGAACAACTCAATTTGCATCGGGGCGGCATTCGATAGTTGCGTAGATGTCGCGCCATCCCCAATCAGATGAATCTCCAGCACTTCTTTGCGCTCGACCGCATTTCCGAAGTCGTGCCAGTTGTTGGCCCAGTAGCCTTCGGGCAATTCGGTATTGGTCGTCGAACTCCCGGACGCCCCCGAAAACAACTGGTCGATCAGGGGCACGTTGTTCGACTGATCAGGCTGCCCCTCGATCGAGTAGAACCCCATGCTGACGTTGAGAGTGCCGGCGGCAATGATCAGATAAGTGTCGCTGAGAGTGTTCGTCAGCATCGCCGAGGCACGTACTGCGTGAGGCTGCGTAGACGTCCATGCGCCAATGTGGAAGTCGTGGCAGAGCGAACCCGTGCTCCAGAACACCTCGTAGCGGTCGACAAAGTTGATCGGGTCGAAGAAATACGCCGCGCAGACGGGATCCTTCCCTTTCCCCTTTAGAACGCTGTCGTACTCTTTGGAGAGCACGCGGACACCTTCCTTGCCGCCTCCTTCGTAGAGCATCACCTGCTTCCGCTGCGACATCCAGCAGACGCCGTAGTTGGTGCGCTTGACGGTCTTTGGCCCGGTCGTCGGGAACAACCCGTGCGTGTCGGCGATGCAGTCCCACTCGTGCAGCCCGTCCGACTGCTCCTTGAGCAGGAAGAGCCGCGTGGCGGTCCACACCATCGAATCCACGCCGTTCGGAGCGGCGCAGCCCCAGATTGGGCGCTCCCCTGATGGGCACGGGGAGATGTTGTTATAGGGCCACGATTGGAGCGGATCGCCGAGAAAGTTTGCGCGCCGGCTGGAGCCTTCCGCCTCAGACCAGCAGACGGAGCCCTGATCCTTGATCGTGATCTCCATCTGGTCGTTGGCGGCCAGCGTGCCGCCTCCAAATTGGTAGTAGTCTACCGTCCCGGACTGGTCGTAGAACTCGTATGGGATGCCGTACATGCGCCCGTTGGTGAACCAGATGCAGGACATCTGGCGAGGCGCATAATTCTTGGTCGGCATCTCCTTGGTCAGATCCAATACCCAGCCGTTTGTCGTGCCGTCTGCGATCGGAGCGATGTTCATGTAGACATACGTGAACGACGCGGACACACCCACCTTGTAGGGGCTCGACAAATCCGAACTGAGGATCAGGTATGGAACCGCTCCACCCTCCTGCGTGGCGTAGAACACGTAGTACAGTTCGTTTGTTTCCGTGGTTCCATGCGTAGCGTAGTTGATTGCCTTGATGGAGTTCAGCCGAAGAATGCCAGTGCCTGCGGCTGGGATGTCTGCGATATGCCATCCATTGCTGTAGTGCCCGGTGGTTGCGTTATACAGCCCCACATACATCTTGACCGTGTTCCCAAACTGGTTGGAATTCTGCCCGGTGGCGCTATTGAGCGACAAATCCCCAGTGCCACTTCCGGTGGTGTACGTGTATCCAGGTGGACCACCTGGTGCCCCGCTACGTTGACTGTCGGGGCGCACGCTCAGCCCGAAATATCGCAACACTCCTGCTGAATCGTAGCTGCTCAGAAACGGAATTGGCTCCAGGTTTGACCCGTGATAGCCCCACCCGTTCCCGAACACAATCTGATCCGGCAACTGCGCGAATGGAATCATCTTGCTGGCGAAGTCACTGTACTGGTGGCAGAGTTGTTCGAGTCCTGACTCTGCCGCGGTGATTGTGCCGCCGCTGATTGTCAGTAGTACGGCACGCGAATCACTTGCGCCGTACGTGACTTGCGCGAAATGAGTGCCGCTTCCTAGCGCGCCCGCAAACGCCACAGGCTCGATGCGCACCACATCGTAAGCATTCGTGAGGTTGCAGCGCGCGATGCGTCCAGAGCGTAGCCGAAGCCAGCCACCCGGCATGACGCGGATATCCTGGCACAGCGATGCCGTGTTCTGGGGCCTGCGAAGCGGGTTCCCGTAAAGGTTGAGCGGGCCGAACTGAAGTTCCTCGGGCGCCTTCACGAAATGTAGCGGGCCTTTCCACCCCGGCTCAGGTCCGGGCTTTCCTGCGCGAGTTGGATGATGCGCTCGGCTTCCTGCGTTGCACGGGAGTAGCGGGACTCGTCGCCCGCGCCGAAGCGATCGGCGAAGATCTCAGCCTTCAGCATTTCCACCAGCGCCCACTGGAACTGGTGCGGAATGTAGGCATCGAAGTTGACCGAAGTGGAGTCGTCGGCGAAGTAGATGTTGGTGTCGTAGATGTAGGCAAAGGTCCGTGCCGTATCCGTCGGCACGTCGAAATAGACCCGCCAGACCGCCGGCGAGCCTGCCACCAGCCGCAGGTAGTAGCCCGTTGGCTTGTCGGCGTCCGCTGTCGTGGTGGCAGCCGCCTTCAGCACCTTCGTCTCGTCGTCCCCGATGTAGAGGAGTTGAGTCTCCTCCTCGCCGCTGATCACCAACTTCTTCATGTGCCAGAAGTCGTTGTCAGTGATGTCGAAGTAGCGGACGTTGGCGCTGACAGCCGCGGTGTCCTCCTTGCGGCGCCATGCTGTGTAGCCGACGCGCGCAAGGAAGTCTGGCACGAGTTTCCGCCGCAGCAGGACTTGCAGGTCGATGTCCGACGATGCGAGCCCTTTGGTGTCGGCGTAGGTGGCGATTTGGGCGGTGGTCATTTCACTATGGGACGTAGATCAGTGAAGAGTTCGCTTGCTCGGTGGCTTCGGCGTAGGCCTTCCGCGCCTCCTCGATGTCCTTGAGATCCTGCGAGGACAGGTAATCCCCCAGGCTGTACGGATAATCGCCGACGTGCCCGACGACGATCGTTGGATCGACGAGTACCTTGATGTTCAACTGCATCAGCCGATAGCAGAGCATCACGTCTTCGCCGAGATCGATCTCGTTGTCGATCTCGCCGAAGCGGAAGATGCGCAACTTCCGGTAGCGTTCCCAACTGTGCCTGCGCAGTCCTTCGATCCGTCCACGTTCCCGCTCCCGGTACTCGGCGCGGACGTGCAGCCGATCGTGCTCCTTGCGCTTTTCCTCCATCCAATCAGCGGCGGAAAGATACTGCTCGATGAGTTGCTCGATCACGTCCTTGCGCAGAGCAAGGAATGCAGTGCCGACGGCGACATCTTCGAGGAACGGCTTTCCCCGCGGGATGTCGTCCATTTCGAGAAACTCCTGGGCTTCCCGATTGAAATACTTGATACAGAGTTTGATTGGCCGGGTGCGGGTCGTGCAGGCAGCGCTGACGACTGGATGCTCCTTGGTGTGCTCAATCAGTTTGACAAGCGCCATCGGCTCCGGGTACATGTCATCGTCGATGAAGACGGTGACATCGGCATCGGGCGGGCGATTGGCGAGGATCTTGTTGCGGGCATCCGCCAGCATCGCCGAACCGTAGTAGTCGGGCGGGAGCACTTCGACGCCGCTCTTGCGCAAGCACTCCTCGGCGACCCGGATGGCTCCGAGCGACTCGCGGGGGTGTCCCCGGTAGGTCGATACTGCAAGGTGAACCTTCACTTGCTGGCAGCGCCCTTTTGCTGCTGCATCTTCTCCAGCAGATCGTTCTTGCGTGAGAGTTGGCGAGTGCTCTCTTCCAGTTGCGCCCGCAGTGCGGCAACCTCATCCAGCGCCTGTCGCTCGCGCACCTCGGCAGGAGTGATGCGGCGGTTGTATTCGCTCGGCGTGAAGATTTCCTTGTTGCCGTTGGCGATCTCGTTGTCGAGATACGCCTGGACTTCCGGGTCGCTGGTCACCAGGTGACCGTAATCGCCCAGCGGATTGAACTGCGCTTCCTTGTGCCCGATCACGGCGACGAAGGCGCCGCTCGGGTTGAAAGTGGGCCTGCCGGGATTCACCTGAATTGCAAGTGCCCGCCGGCTGGAATAGTACTCTTTGGGCTGCGTGGTTTCCATGCTGTTCCTTGTTTGATTCGGGGGCGGGCATTGTCCCGCCCCTCGGTTGGTGGAATTACGCCGAGTAGTCGGTGTAGTTGTAGCAGAAGGAGTGATACTGCTCCCGCTTGATCTTGAACCCGACTTCCGCGTAGTACTCGTCGACCACGCGGTGTTGGCCGTCCTTCTTGACGTCGGGCAGCAGTTTGGTGTCGCGGTTGTAGCCGTTGCCCGACAGATACATGTAGGTGATCTGGTCGAGGTCAACGATCGCCGAGCGGCCTGCGAATCCGTTCTGGCCGGAAACGCCGTTCTCCAGCATCCAGTCGTTGACGATCATCAGTTCACCGTGCGGAGAGCGCCAGGTTTTGATCGCCACTCCGAACTTCGTCTCGTTGACCGACAACTGGATGTAGTTGTTCGCCCACTGCGAAAGCGCCGAGGTCATCAGCGGGTCCGCGAGCAGGATCTTCTTCTTGGGGCCGTAGCGGAACGCCATGCGGCACCACGATTCCATGGCCTTCATGGTCAGGGTGCCGTTCATGTTGTAGATGTTGGTGGAGATGGTGGAGAAGATACCCTGCGTGGTGCGCAGGTAGTTCTCACCGGAGGTGGAGGAGGCAGCCTTGCCGAAGAGAAGCGCCGAGTTGATACGGATCTTGTGCTCAATGAGTCCAAGCCGCTGCAAATCCTTGCGCTCGCCACCGTTCTCAGTGCCGTAGTTGCGCTGAGACAGAGCCGTCCAGGTGAGCGGATCGATCGCGGTACGGAAGATCTGCGTGTAGGACGTCTTGACGGTCGGAGTCGAGGACTTGGAGTCGGGCACCGCAGCGCCTTCCAGTTCCGCCGCGCCAGCCAATCGCAGGGAAGCGCTTGCGTTGATCGTGTCGATCGAGGTGCTGGCGAACGCGCGAGTAACCGTGATGACGTTGGTGGATGTGTTCACGCTGGTCACGCGAATCAACTCGGGGTGAGTGGAGACGGATACCGCGCGCGGAACTGCCCAGACCTCGCCGGCAACGAACAGCGTTGCGTCGAGCACGCTGATGGTGTTTGCAGAGGTGGTATTGGAAACCGTGGTGGTTCCCAATTGCGCCCAGCGTGGGGTGAAGTCGCGCTCGTACCATTCGAACGAGGGGTTCGGCGTTGCTTCCCGCTTGTTGAGCTTCAACAGAAGCGTCAATAGCGGGCCTTCGTTGGGCTCGATCTCCGCAATCTTCTGATCGACTACGCGAATCTGGCGATTCTCGGTCGATGCGGTTTGGTAGGTGGAGCGAAGGCCAAGATGGTTGGCCATGGGTCACGAACCTTTCTTGCTCAGCTAAAGAGCGTTTGGACTGACGCACCTGATTGCGAGCCACGAGACTTCGCCAGGTCGTCGAGCCATTTGTCGTCGTCGGACAGGGGCGCCTGTCCGCGGGCTCCAGAGGCGTTCAGCTTTTGCCGAGCGCGCTCCTTGCCAGCTTCACGTTTTGCCTGTTCCGTGCCAGCGGTCACGAGAGCTTCCGCTTTCTTGGGCGTGAGAGTTGACGACTTCTGCTTCGCGTAGATGCGCATCGCTGCGCGGTACTGTTCGATCGCAGTCAGTCGCCACGCCTTTTCCGGCTGCGGATCTTCGACGCGAATCTTGAGGATTTCCGGGTACTCAGCGAGGATGCGATTCAGCGGCTTGTCGGCCCAGGTTTGCCCGTTGAACTCGAACTCGCCGGTGGCCTTGTTCATCTCATCCCACAACTGCTTCAGTGCGGGCTTGGCCGTGAGGTCAGCGATTGCCGCATCATACGCGCTGTCGCGCATGCGGGCTTGCTTTGCCTGCTCCACGGTCTGACGAACTTCGCCGAACTCCTTCTCGCGGAACTGATTGATATGCCCTTGCACCATCTCCTGCACGTACTGCAGGAGGTGAGGCATCGTGCCCATCATCTGTCGCGAGAACCAAGCCTCCTGAATCTGTGCCGCCTTTGCTGTGTTCTGATCAGAAAAGGCTTCGTACAGATCCTTGGCGGCGTCGGCTGGAGTATTCCACGCATCCCCCACGTCACCCAACCGGATCGGGCCGCTCGGAGAGAACGGCTGCGGCTGGCGAGGCGCAGGGGCTTCCTCTTTCTTCGTCTGAGCCGCGGCGTCGGGCTGTCCCTTCGTGAGGCTCTTTTCGAAGTCGGTCAACCACGCATCGGCCTGCGACAGCGTGCCGATGTAATCATCCTTGTCGGCGATCCGCTTCTCCTGCAGGACGAGCAACTCCAGCGCCTTGCGGTGAGCCGTGGGGTCGAGTCCATGCTCTTTGGCAAGCGCGAGGATGCGCTCTTCCTTGGGATCGGCGGTTGCGCCTTCCGGGGTTGTGCTCTCAGGTTCCGCTTCGGCCGGCGGTTCGCCGCTGTCGGCTACATCGCCACCGTCTGCGGGTTCCGCAGACTGTTCTACGTCCTCGGTGTCTCCGAGGATGTAGTCCATATCGTTGATGTGCGAATCGCCCCCGCTGTCGGGGGTATTCGCCGGTGCTGCTGGCATTGGATTGTCGTTCCGCTACAGGCTGTCCCGGAGCGGCCCTTTCTTTATCTTTCGGTAGTCGCTTGCGACCTTTTTGAGGTCGCCTACGAAGTCGGACATCGCCTGCATGCGGCCTTCGCAGAGCGTGGCTTCGTGCGTGTTGCCCGAGGCAACCGCATTTCGCATGCGAGAAAATTCGCTGTTGAGGTGGTCGCTTATCACGACCTCCAGGGCGCGAACCGCGTCGGCGCTCTCCATGATCGTCGCGAGCGTCTCGCCCTGGATTTCGGTCAGATTTCGAGCGATCACATCATGCCTCCCCGGCTGGCAGCGGCGAAGCCGCCTTCAGTCGGTGGGCCCGGTGGCTGTGGTGGTCCAGGTGGCTGCGGAGGTTGCGGCCCGCCTGGAGGCATCGCCCCGGGCGGCGGTCCACCTGGAGGCGGTTCTCCTGGTCCACCCGGCCCGCCCGGTCCCGGAGGAGGCGCGCCGTGACCTTCCGGTCCTCCTGGTGCATCCATCTGCTGCGGCGGAGTAAGCGGGATGCCGACATCCTGCATGACCGCTTGCAGCGCAGGCGACGGCATCGCCAAGTCCTCACCCTTGATCGAAACACTGACGCTCGCCTTCGGTTGCGGTGGAGGCGGCGGGGTAGGTTGCGGTGGAGGAGGAGCCCACTCTGCGAGGTGCGGCCCCTGATTCATCGCGATGAGCAGCGTGTTGCGCGCCTTCTCCTGGTTCCACCCCGGATTGCCGTTCGCGTAGGCGTAGAGTTGCATCGCGCGTTGCGCGTTGGTTTCGTCGTCGGCGGCGAGAGTAGAGCCGGTTTCGACGACGATCTCGCCGTCCTCCTGGAACATGAGCGGCTCCGCTTTGATCCAGTTCTCGCGGCGTTCGGATGTCTCGAACTTGCGATCGTAGCCGGACCCCTCGAACTCTAGCGGCTGCGTCAGCTCGCTGCGGTTCATGAGGTACATCATCTCGGCGTCCTGCACGAGCGAGTCGTTGAACATCTGCACGAGATCTTTGGTCACTACGTCGGCGGCGTAGGCCATGATGCGAGCGCCAGTGGCGGTTGCGTTCTGTCGCGGGTCCACGTCGGCGGCCATGGACATGTTGTTCTCGCCGGTGCCCATCTGCCACATGCGCATGATGCCCGACTCGTCGCCCATGCCTTGCGCGGCGGCGGCGATCGCAGCCTGTTCCGGCTGCACCCAAACGTCGTTTGGTCCGCGCATCTTGACGATGCGATAGCCCTTGCCCTTGTTCAGCAGCGACGGGTTTTCGTACAGTTCGCGGTCGGTCGTGCCGATGATCGGGCGCAGGATCTTGTCTGTCAGGTCGTACCGCAGGCACCACGCGCGGTTGTGCGCGGCCTGCAGCCCCGACAGGATGATTGGCGTACTGTCGCCGATGCCGCCGATCAGGTTGTCAATGAACCTCAGGTCGGTGAAGGCGATCTTGCCTTCGAGGTCGTGTGGATACGGCACCTCGCCTAGCCCGATGTCATCCTCCACGACGTAGCGGATGACCGACTTCTCGCCGGGAACGTGCTCCTCTGTGACGGTCCACAGCCCCGAGGTGGTTTCGGTGGTGCCGCTGTTGTCGAGTTCGCCGAAGAAGCCCGGTTTGCCCTGCGCTTCCACAAAGTAGGAGCGGAAGTTTGCGACCTCCGTATCCCCGGTATTCGAGGAGTCGGACCAGGAAGGCTTCGTGCCCTTTGGGTACTGCTTGAACATTTCCTCGATGGCATTGCCGAGTTCTGGGAACTCGTCGCCGTAGGCTGCCTGCAGACGCCGGAACCATCGCTTGTCGCGCCGGCGCTCGACGATCAGCCCCGACTTCTGGATGTCGGTGAAGTACGGCTCCGGGTACACGTCGCCGAGGAACAGCACTTCAGGCCGGGGGCCGATGTAGCCGTGGTAGGTGTAAGCGACCTTGAGAAGGTTGCCGCGGCCGAACTCGCCGAGCAGCGCACCCATCACCTGCTGGATCTGCTCGGGCTGCAGCCCCTGCAACTGGATGCCGCGCTGCTGGAGCCAGTCGGCGTAGTTTTCCTCGATGCGCTGCAGTGTTTCCGGGTTGCCGTCGAACGGATTCACCCGCTTGCTGCGCGTGTACTCGGTCGCATCCCAGTACCAGGATTTAACGGACCAACCGAGCAGCAATGCTTGAGTGACGTGTTTCTTTTGCTCACGCTGTGCGGCCGACTTGTCCCACTGCCACATCAGCGTTCGGCTGATGCCGTCGGCGACGGTGGAGTCCTTGGCGCGATACCGGATGTTCGGCAACTGCGCCGTGACTCTCGCCGACGTGCGACGGACGTAGGAGAACGTATCCGGCAACCCGATCGCGGTTTGCGTCGGGTCATCGTTACCGTCGTCGTCCTGCTCGGGATCCTTCTGGCAGTAGTAGGCCTGGATCGCCTTCTGCCAGTCGTCGAAGTAGTTGCGCTCCTGAAAGCGGCGCGAGTACTTCTTCCGTTCGAGGACCCCGTTTTTGATCGCGTCGATCTTGTTCACGTTAGGCGTTGGCCCAGGTCCCGACTCCCGCGTTCACGATCCACGAGGTTTCGCTGATTGCGGTGACTGTGCATGCGGGGATGGTGGCTGCCGACGAGGTGACGTTTTGGAATACGCCGGTCGACGCGGTGTTGCCGTTGATCTGCGCGCCGGTGCCTGGATTGATGACCAGGTTCTGATTGGTCACCTTGGCAAAGATGAAGAACTTGCCGGTGATGCGCGAGCCCGGAGTGCTGCCCGTCACTGGGAGAGTGAAGGTAACCGAGCCAGACGCTCCGCTATTGGTGAAAATGGTGCCGTTCGGCGTGTCGATCGGCACGGTATACGCCGCTGTTTTCGCGATTGCGACGGGATGACCGGTTTCCGCGCGGCGTTGTGCGTCACCGCATTCGATGATGTTGATGGTTTCCATGTCTGCTCCTTGGTGGTTAACGCACGCCGTTATAGGAGAATCCGGGCTGCCTGCGAGCCCAGTCCTGATAGGCGCGGAATGCTGCTTGCTGGTCTGCGCCGGGGCGAATCCATGTACCGCCCCACGGCAGAACAAAGACATCTCCAACCCCGGTCGGCGTCGACCCTGGGGGCGGCGCGTTGGGGTTCGGGACGTTCGAGTTGTAAGAGCCTGCGTATTCGGCGGTGCGGTTGGCCGGGTCGTTGAAGTAGCCCGTGCCGTATCCCGCCGGCGCGCTTCCAGGGTTCGCTGCCCCGTACTGCTGCTGCCGGATATTATTCAGTGCCGCCGTGATGTTTGGGTCGGGGCTGCTGAAGCTCGCGGCGAACCCGCCAGGGTTGGCCTGTGCCTGCCCGGGTGTCGGGGCGGGTGTTGCCGCCGGCGGATTCTGCGCCATGTTAATCAGGTCCTGCAAAGTGTTGGTGGACCCAGGCAGCGGGGTGTTCAGATCGGGTTGCGCCGGGGTCGTTCCGCCTGCTGGGGCTGCGGGTGTCGTCGTATCCGGGGTTTGGGTTGCGCCGGGAGTGCCGCGGGTGTTGTCGGCGCTGGCCCGTCCCGTCGAAAGCGGAGTGATAGGCTGCGCCGCTCCACGCGGGGCGTATGCGGAATTGAAGATGCCGCCGAAGCGGCCGTAGTCAGGCTGTCCCCACATAGATGGAACTTTCCTTTCGCGCGCTGTATCCGATCTCGGCAGTAGCGAGATAACGCAGACAGTCGAGCAGGTGCGTCCGCGCTTCGACGCCGTCCTGGTGGATGTCCTTCTCGTCGTTGGCCCGCCGCATTTTCTTGTAGCGGTGCCTCTTGAATTCGAGGATCAGTTCGCGGCACGACGCCGCGATGTGCAGGCGCGGCCACGTTCCGAGCAGACTGTGTTTGCGAGGCTCCAAAAGTGCGCGGATCGCATCCTCGCCAGGCTTGTGCGCCTTGTAGGGCTCGCCGCACTCAATGCCGTTCTCGTAGTAGGAGTTCCACATGGAACGGTTCTCGCCCTTGTCGTAGAAGCCCTTGCCCGCCTGATCCATGTAGCGCTCACAGATTTCCTCGCCGGCTGGCAGCTTCTTGTACTTGCCGTACTCGCGCTCGGTTTCGGCGTTACGCCAATCGATGGCGTTGCCTTCCTGCCGCGCAATTGCGTCGGCATACTGCCAGACCATCCACGGGTCGTCGGCGTTTTCGTCGCGGATGTTCCACGATTGGCCGTACGCAGCCGATGGCCACATGTCGCGGTACACGTACCAGTCCGACCAGCGGTCAATCAGCACCCAGACCGCAGCGTGCGGTGTGCGGGGATGCGGATCGAGCGCCATGTACAGCGTCCCGCGGCGCTTGATCCTCTTCGCCGGATCGACGTAGATGACCTGCTCGTCGGGCAGGACGTGGACCTTCTCGTCGAACGACGGATAGACGAGCGAGCCTTGCAGTGCATATGGCTCAATCTCGTATTCCTTGCGCCAGTGCGCCTCCGAGGGCTGCTTGCGCCGGATCTCCTCGATCGCCTCCGGGGTCAGTGTCGGATCGGCACTGTAGTGCAGCCGGATGACGAAGTGTCCCTTGGGGGTGCGCCCCGCGTTCACTCCGGGGCACGGCGTTCTGAATCCTAGCGCGGCTTCCATTTTGGCCAGTCGACCGGGGTCGCGGACTCCACCAGGTCCATAAACTCGCCGGGTTCCGCCGACGAGAGGCAGATGGAGTGAAGACAGCGGGTTCCCATCGCCGCCGAGAACGACGATGAGAACCGTGTCATGAAGGCGGCTTCGTCTGCGACGTAGATCGTTGGGTGCTCGGATCGGACCTTATCGGGGTTGCCGACGAGTCCGACACACGCCGACCCGTTTGCCATCTTCAACTCTTCGCGGGCGAAGTCGTTCAGCGCCGAGTCGTTTGCCAGCCGCCAGCGGTTCTTTAACGCCTTGAGCGACTGATCCCACAAAGTCTTGACGTACTTCACCATGTCGAGCGCGCGCTTCTGGTCTTCCGACTGGAACACGACGCGGGTTGCCGGGCGCGTGAACATCTTGTAGGCGCACCAGCCCGCCACGGTCCATGACGCCATCATCGTGCGGCTCTTTGCGATGAACACCACGGGCTCATTTTCGAAGGCGTCGATGAGGGGTCGAATATAGGGTCGACTCGGGAACGGCTTGTACGGGTTCCCCGTCTGATCCTGCTCGTCCACCGTCCTCGTTCCGCACGTCAACCACAGCAGGCAGTCCTTTACGCACTCGCGTGCCAGGAGCTCCTCCGCCAGTTGGAGCTTGTGCTCCAGCAGTTGCCGGGAGACGTTGGAGTTCTGTGAGTTTTCCGGTAATCGCGGCGAGACGTTCATGCAACTCTGTTTCGTCGAGCGTGGTCAGTGTGATCTTCTGGTCGCTCATGATGTTCAGCGTCTGCTGCTCTGGGACCTTCGCCCCAAGGACGTCGATGAAGAGCTTGATCGCGTTGACGCGGGCGTTGTAGTTCGCCTGCTTGTGAACGATCCAATTCCCGTTCTCGTCCTTGCGCGGATTGCGCACCTTGATCGGCTGACGGAACTTGCCCTGCGCGTTCTCGCCTTCGTGGATCTCCACTTCCTCGAATTGCACGAGCACTTCCTGCGTGGCGTTGAGCGACTCCATCAACTTTTCCGCCAGGTGGAGTTCGTTTGCCCCGATGCGGTAGAAGACCTTCTGCGCGAGGGTCATCCGCTCGGAATCCATCGCGTTGCGGAAGTCGAGCGATGCTTCGATAATCGCGGTGCGCACAGCGGTCGGCGAAACGTTCAGTTCCTTGCCGACATTCCCGCACCATTCCT